GCACAAGAAGGTACAACTGCATCAGCTTTTAGTACTGGTGATAAAGTTGAGTTACGTGTTACTGCTGCTGGTATGACAGATACTTTTAACAATGGTGGTGTTCAATCTATTGTTGCAGGTACTGGTATTTCTGTGTCTTCTGCAACTGGTAATGTTACAGTAACATCAACTGTTACAAGTCCTATACCTTCTGGATCAGTCATGCTGTTTTACCAGTCTGCTGCACCTACTGGCTGGACACAAGTAACGTCATTAAACGATTATGACTTACGCTTAGTTTCTGGTGCTGGTGGAACTACTGGCGGTACAACTGCGTATTCATCTGTATTTACTAATCAAACACCAACTATTTCAGTAAACGTATCAGGTTTAAGTGCTGGAGCAACTACGATTTCTACTACACAGATGCCTAGTCATAGTCATACTATTCCTCAATGGGATCCACCAGGGTGTGGAAATATAACTTCTTTTAGTTATGGTAGCTCTGCTCAATTTGGTACTGTAACTACAAGCAATACAGGCGGTGGCGGTTCGCACACTCACTCAATTTCAGGTTCTGCAACAGGTTCTTCTACTGCAGTTACTTTGAATGTCCAATACGCTAATATTATTATTTGTAGTAAAAACTAATGAAAATTGAACCTAAAAATAATTGCCCATTGAATAAGTTTGAGCCTTGTAAACAATTAGATTGTGCTTGGTTTATTGAAATTCATGGGACACATCCTAATACTGGTGAAGCATTAAAAGACTGGGGTTGTGCTATGTCTATGATGCCAATGATGCTAATTGAAAATGCAAGGCAACAACATTCAACTGGTGCAGCTATCGAATCATTTAGAAACGAAATGGTTAAAGCAAATCACGCAAGCCAAAGAATTTTATTAGCAACTGCTGGTATTCCACAACAAACACAAACAATGATTTTGGAAGGTTAATATGAAAATTACTATTATTGTAGAAGATGGTGCAGTATATAAAGATGGCGTTTCTTATAGCAACTTAGACCTATCTTCAGCCCCTACAAATATTCATGCAGTTCAGTTTAACGATACTATTAATGTTGGCTGGGTTGAATTTAAAGACAATGATGATGGCACAAAGCCACAAAACGAATCTTTAACATCTTTGCCTGATTGGGCTATTATGGCATTGACCAAATGGGATAATGCTAAGACTGCACAAGAGGAGGCAGAGGCATTAGCTGCACAGGTTAAACCACAACCAACTACTACTGGCACTCAAACTGCATAAATATGAAAGTTTCAGTTCCTAAACATTCTTTTACTTATGATGGAGCACAGCTTAATGTGTATCATTCAGATAAAGGACAGGGCTTGCCTAGGCATCAACATACTTACTCTCATGCAACTATGTGCAATGCTGGTTCTTGTTTAGTTAGTCTTGAAGGTCGTAGCTACACAATCAATAAAGATAGCCAACCTTTAAATCTTCCAGCTAATGAATGGCATGAAATAGAAGCATTAGAAGACGGCACAGTATTTGTAAATGTATTTGCTGAAGGAAAGTATTAAATGATTGATGAAACAGCAGCCAGACTTGATAGCCATGAAGCCGTTTGTGCTGAACGTTATTTAGGAATTAACAGTAGGTTAAAAAGATTAGAACAAATTCTTGTAGTGTCTTGTGGTTTTATTATTGCAACACTANTAGCTTTAGTAACTAAATTAAATTAGGGAATTAAAATGTCAAGTACATTTACAGTCAGTCGTGATCAGATTATTAAACAAGCGTTGATCAAGTTAAACGTACTTGAGATTGGTGATACTCCTGATGCAGAAACTATTGCTCACTGTTCACTAGCTCTTAATCTTTGGATTAAAGAAGCAGCTACCCATGGTTTAAAGATTTGGAAAAACGAAGAACTTGTAGTACCAGTAACTGCTAATCAAACAACATACATATTAGGCGGATCTAGTTCTGCTCTTATGTACGATAGTTTTGATACAACATTTACTACACCAATTACGGATAAGCCTCTTAAGCTTATTCAAGCTTGGTATCGTAACAATGAGGCCTCACCACCAATTGATGTTCCGTTACAGATTTTATCTAAACAGGAATACAATACATTAGGATCTAAATATTCTACTGGTGTAGCTAATAGTATTTTTTATGATATTAAACAAAACAATGGCATCTTGTATGCCTATCTTACACCTAATACGTTTGTAGCTACTAATTATTATTTACATCTTGTTATGCAAATGCCAATGAATGATATTAATAAAGCTGCAGATGTTCCAGACTTTCCCAATGAATGGATGAACTGTCTTGTATGGAACTTAGCTGATCAATTAGCTATAGACTACACAGTACCAGCCAATCATAGACAAGAAATTGCTACTCGTGCTTCAGGCTACGCAGAGCATATGACTAACTGGGATGTTGAATCAACAAGCACGTTCTTCCAACCTGACTTACGGATGAAGAACCATCACTTTGGAAATACAGTGTAATGCCTACAGAACGTACACCACTAACACAACCTATTGAAACAAGGGACGGGACTTTAACCAAGGACTCAAAGAGTGTTAATGGTTACTTTGAAAGTCGAGATAACAAACGAGAGTTTATTAAACGTCCTGGCCTTGCAACAGTTACATTAGATAACCCGTTACCATCTTCTGATGGTCAGGGTATCTATTACTACAATGGGTATATATACTCTGTAGTAAACAATACAGTATACAAAACAAATCCAAGTACAAATGCAACTACTACGGTAGGTACAATTACAGGAACAGTAAAGCAATGTTATTTTACTCCTTCCTTTCTTGGTACATATTTATTCTTTCATAATCAAACTAATGGTTATCTTATCAATGGATCTACTGGAGCATTTTCCCAGATCACTAATGATAAAGTAGCTGTTGTTACTATACTTACTGGTGGTACTGGGTACACAGATGCAACAGCTTCTGTAACCTTCTCAGCTCCACCTAGTGGAGGTACTACTGCTACAGGTACTGTACAAACAACTGGTGGTGTTGTTACAAACATTACAATAACTAATCCAGGATCTGGTTATGTTACTGCACCTACTGTTACTATTACTGATAGTGGTTCTGGTGTAAACGCTACAGCTAGTTCTTTATTAAGTTACTTTCCAACAACAGGCTTAGTAGCTGGAGTTGCGTTTCTTGATGCTTATGTATTTGTAGGCACACCAGATGGTCGTGTTTATAGTTGTAACGTAGGTGATCCTACTATATGGAATCCTCTTGATTATATTACTGCTGAAGCAGAGTCTGATCAATCAGTAGCTATTTGTAAACATTTAAACTATGTAATGAACTTTGGACAATGGTCTCTTGAGTTCTTTTATGATAATGCTAATCCTATAGATTCACCTCTTGCTGCAGCTACTTCTTATAAAGTAGAAATTGGTTGTGCTAATGGAGATTCTGTAGTTCCGTTTGAACAGACAGTAGCTTGGATTGGTACTTCTTTAAGTAATGGTAAAGGTATATTCTTATTAGACGGAACAGGTCCTACTAGAATATCTACGGCGTATATTGATCGTATTCTTGGTAACAGTGATATGTCTAAAGTAACAGCATACTCTTTTAAAATGAATGGTCATATGTTTTATGTCTGTTCATTACACGATCTTAATATTACTTTAGTATATGACTTTAATGAGAAGATGTGGAACCAATGGACTATGTATGCTGTAGGTACAGATACTTCAGGTGTTACTGGTATTTATGCTGAACAGTATTTCCGTCCATCATACTTTACTAAAGTAAACAATGATTATTATTTACTAGATGATGACAACGGTACTATGTACACAATGTCAGATCTATATTATACAGATGCAGGTGCTCCTATTTACTATCGTGCTGTATCAGACATTGTAGATAGCGGCACAACAAAAAGAAAGTTTTACCAACGGCTTGAAATTGTCGGGGATAAAGTTGGAGCCATTATGAAAGTTCGTCATACTGGTAACGATTATAAAACTTGGTCTAATTATAGGTCTGTTGATTTAAGTAAACCAAGAGCACAGATATATTTAGGTGGAGCAGATCGTAGACGTGCATGGGAATTCTTATGTACCGATGCAGTTCCATTAAGGTTAGATTCGGCAGAGATTGACTTCAAGATTGGTGAGATAGAGAATGAAGCAATGCAGCCAACTCAATATAGAAAATCATAAATAAGTTAGACAAGATTAAGGATTCAGCATGAAAATAATTAGTGATTTACATAAACAAATGGTAGGTACTTTTGAGATTGATCTTGGAACTGTCCATAATTTCTCAGATGGTTTGTATGCAAAACAGATGTTTGTTCCTAAAGGGTATATGGTAGGACAACATGCCCATGCGTTTAGTCACTTAAGTATTCTTGCTAAAGGTAAAGTTATTGTTCGTACTGATAATGAAACAACAACATATACTGCTCCTGCTTGTTTAGAAATTAAAAAAGGTATTCAACATGCTATCGAAGCTTTAGAAGATACTGTTTGGTTTTGTATTCATGCTACTGATGAAACAGATATAAACAAGATTGATAAAGTATTGATTGAGAGCGATCTATGAATTTTGATTTTAACAACGGAAGATTAGTTCCTAAAAAAGATTTTAAATTAGTTGGTATAAACTTTAATGTGCTTGCGTATATGGCACAATTAAATGCTCATCCTGAACTATGGGAACAGGGTAGGGATTTTCGTAAAGTGCCTCGTTATAACGGGCAGTTATCCCCTCATCGTGAGTCACAAGATATTTGGGTACGTCATCAGAATTATGAAGATCTTGGTGAGTATGATACAGAAGCAGGTAGAGAAAGTATTATGAAACCGGCTATATCTGAATGGTACCCAGAATCTTTAAAACTACCAGCAGCCATAGACATGGCAGAAGCCGTTTGCAAACACTTAGGTGCTATACAATTAGGCGGTCATTACGTTATTAAAGTGCCACCAGGTAAAAAAGTATACCCTCATAGTGACTGGTCATGGCATAGTACATACTACAATAAATACATGGTGATTTTGAAAACACAACCAGGAGTTGTTTTTGGTTGGGAACGAAGTGGAAACCTTATTCCTTTAACAGGGGATTTGTGGAACTTTGAAAATGATACAAACCATTGGGTTTACAATGATTCCGATGAGGACTTGTTGATTGCAACTTTTAGTGTTCGCACATTCAACATGGACAGACGTGAGTCTTTTAATAATATAAAAGGGGAATAATATGCCAGCAGCTTGGGCAGGTGCAGCAGTTGCTGCTGTAGGAGTAGCAAATCAAATGGGTGCTTTTGGCGGCGGTGGTTCAGGCGGTGGCGGTGGCGGTGGCGGTGGTAGTACTGGTCAACAGTATGATCCTTATTCTCCTTACCGTGATCAAGCTGCACAACAATTAAATAATTTAATAAATAACCCATCACAAGCTATGGCGCAGCCAGGTTATCAACAACAAATGCAACAAGGTATTCAACAAACTAATAGAGGTATGGCTGCTTCTGGACAATTGTCTAGTGGTCAAGAACAGTCTGCTTTAATGAGTCAAGGTCAGAATACTTTTGGATCTTATTACAATTCACAATTAGCAAACCTTATGCA